GGACGAGTCGGAAGAAGAAGTAGACGAATCTTCGTGCGGTAGCAAAAAGAAAGACGAAGATTTAGAAGAAATGATGGATCATTCAAATCCTTCAGAAGATTATGTTAACGATGTCACAGCCATTGGCCGTGAAGTTGACGAAGACGAATTCGCAATGGAAGAAGACGACGAAGATGATATGGACATGGGTGACATGGACATGGGTGACATGGACATGGACTCAGAGGAAGGCGATGTTGAAGACAAGATCGACGACCTTGAAGACGAACTTGCCGCACTCAAAGCAGAATTTGAAAAGCTGATGTCAGACGACGACGAAGCTGAAGACGATGCTGACGACGCCATGGATGACGCAATGGACGCAGACGCCGATGAAATCGAGTTTGACGACCAGGAAATGGAGTCAGTAGAGTACGATTTAGACGAAGACTTTGATACTTTGGAAGAAGCAACAAAGTTAAGCGATCAAGTATCACCCCAAAGCACTACTAAGTTAAACGTGCCTGATCCAGGTGCTGATAACAACCAGAGTCCTTTTACTAAGACTCCTGGTGCCAAGAGTGGCAAGGGTGGTAAGCCAGTACATATTACTGACGGCGGTGAAGGTGACCACGGTGAAAAGGGTTCAAGCAATCCACGAGATCCAGGCAACCATAACATGAACATCGACCCTAAGTCAAATGCTGGACAACAAACTAAAGCCAAGCTATCTGTACCAAATCCTGGTGCTGATGGATCAAATGGCAAGTCACCATTTACCAAGCAACCAAGCTAATAGGAGTTATGGATGTCACGTCAACTGTTTGAATACATAAATCCCAGAGACGCCAAAGTCCGAATCTTCGAATCTGAAGACAAGGACGGCAAAAAGTCACTGGGCATGGAAGGTATTTTTGTTCAGGCCGAACAACGCAATCAAAACGGCAGAGTTTATCCCCTGGAAGAAATCAAGAAAGCAGTAGACGAGATTGATCAGAGGATCCGCAAAGGCGAGACCGTAATGGGCGAGCTGGATCATCCACCAGAACTACAAATTAACCTGGACCGTGTTAGCCACATCATCGAAGATATGTGGATGGACGGTAACAATGGTATAGGAAAACTAAAACTCATAGAAACGCCCATGGGTAACATAGCATCAGCTTTAATGAAAGCAGGTGCGGCACTGGGTGTAAGTAGCAGAGGCTCAGGCAATGTCAGCGATAGCGGCATTGTTGATGGCTTCGAATGCGTAACAGTGGACATTGTGGCACAGCCCAGTGCCCCAGATGCTTACCCTAAGCCAGTCTATGAGAGTTTGTTTAATATGCGTGGCGGTGCGGTTCTTCACAGAACAGCCGCCGCAGTAACACACGATAAAAGCGCAGAAAAACACCTTATGAAGGGCCTCGAGTCATTCATAAGGGAATTAAATCTCAAGTAATAGGAGATAGTAATGGCAGTGACATTTAATGAACTCCTGGAAGGTACTAACTTGTCTGAAGAGGCACAGTCTACCCTACAGGAAGCCTGGGAGTCACGCCTTGACGAAGCCCGTACAGAAATGACGGCAGAACTTCGTGAAGAGTTTGCTCAGCGTTATGAGCATGATAAGGGATTGATTGTGGAAGCAGTTGATAACTTTATCTCTACACGAGTTGAAGCTGAAGTATCTGAACTAGCAGAAGACAAGGCCGCCCTGGCTGAAGAAAGAGTTAAATATCGCAAGGCTATTGGTGAACATGCCAAGATTCTTGACAGATTTGTTACAGAAGCTGTAGCTAAAGAAGTCAAGGAACTACACGCAGACCGTACTCGTGTCTCAGAGCACCTCAACAAGTTGGATGGTTTTGTATCAGATCAACTTGCTGAAGAGCTAATTGAGTTCCACGATGACAAGAAAGCGTTGGTAGAACAGAAAGTTAAGATGGTCCGTGAAGGCAAGCGTCAGCTAGCTGAAACTAAAAAGGACTTTATTGCTAGAGCCGCTGAGAAAGTTGAGAAAGTTGTCAACTCTACCATGGCTTCAGAAATTAACACTTTCAAGGAAGACATCACCGCCGCCCGCGAGAACGACTTTGGACGTCGACTCTTCGAGGCCTTCGCTTCAGAATACAATACATCGTACCTGAACGAAACCAAGGAGATCCGCAAGTTCCAGAAAACACTTGCTCAAATGAAATCACAACTTGCTGAAGCCACAGCTAAAATCAATCAACGTGAGGAAGCAGTACAACTCACAGAAAGTAGATTGAGAGTATCTGAGGACAAGTATGCTCGTAAAGAGAAACTTGATGAGTTGATGAAGCCATTAAGCAGAGAGAAGAAAGAAATCATGTCTGACCTACTCGAGAGTGTCAAAACTGATAAGTTAGAAGGTGCGTTTAACAAGTACCTGCCTAGCGTAATCAGCGAAGGCGCTCCCAGAGCTAAGAAAAAGGCATTAAACGAATCGGTTACCAGCAGTCGCGAAGTAACTGGTAACAAAGAAGAGACAGTTTTAACTGAATCTCGAAATAACGAAGCGGAGACCAGTGCTGAAATCATTGAGATCCGTAAGTTAGCCGGACTTTGATAGGAGATTAAAATGGCTAAATTGTTTGAAAGCAACTGGTCAGCAACCAAGGAAGCACTTACAGAAGGCCTTACAGGTCAGCGTAAGGGTACCATGGATGTTGTTCTGGAAAATGCTAAGAAGTATTTGACAGAGACAGCCTCACCTGGTGCAACGGCTGCTGGTAATATTGCAACCCTTAACAAGGTTATGCTCCCACTGATTCGTCGCGTAATGCCTAGCGTTATTGCTAACGAGTTGGTAGGCGTACAGCCTATGACTGGCCCAGTTGGTCAGATCCACACACTGCGTGTACGTTACGCAGAAACTGCCGCTGGCGTTGTTGCTGGTACAGAGGCACTGAGCCCATTTGCGCTCGCTACACAGTATTCAGGCAAGCCTGATGCTACAGCGGTTGCAGAAGGACTTCCAGGTCACCGTATGAGCATCCAGATCTTGAAAGAGACAGTAGAAGCTAAGACAAGACGTCTTTCAGCTCGCTGGACTTTTGAGGCGGCGCAAGACGCAGAAGCAATGCACGGTGTTGACGTAGAAGCAGAAATTATGCAAGCGTTGGCACAAGAGATTGTTGTTGAAATCGACCAAGAGATCATCAACAGCCTACGCGCTTTGGCTTCACCTTGTACAACTACTGTTGACTTCATGGACTTCAGCTACAACAACGCTACTGTAACAGGTGGTGGTCCAGGTTCATATCAACCAGTATACGTTGGCGATCGTCACGCGATCCTGGCAACAGAAATCAACCGTTCGGCTAACCGCATTGCGGCTCGCACACGTCGTGGCGCTGGTAACTACGTTGTAGTTTCACCAGAAGCACTGACAATCCTCCAGTCAGCATCTACATCAACATTTGCTCGTACTACTGAAGGTTCGTTCGAAGCTCCAACTAACACTAAGTTTGTTGGTACACTTAACGGTACACTCCGTGTATTTGTTGACAACTACGCAAATGACGGTACTATGGTATTGGTAGGCTACAAAGGTTCATCAGAAACTGATGCTCCAGCGTTCTACTGCCCTTACATCCCACTGATGAGCACAGGTCCAGTAATGGATCCCAACACTTTCGAGCCAGTCGTATCATTCATGACACGTTATGGTTACAAAGAGTTGACAAACACTGCTTCTTCACTGGGCAACGCTGGCGACTACGTCGACGGTATCTGTCTTGCTAACGTAACATTCCACTAAGCAAGTACTGAGTTAAACAAGAAGCCCTCTACGGAGGGCTTTTTCATGACTTCGTGATTATCAGATAAATAGACTAAAAGCATTGAAGGTCCTTTCTATTATGGCTGATACATGGAATCATAAAACAATAATTACCCCAGATGATGCGCTGTATATTGATGGCGAACTCATAGTCAAGGGTAATATTGTACAAATTGAAACAACACAGATTGTTAACAGACTAGAGTCTAATACTCTTATTATTAACAGCGATGGAAGTCAGGGCGACGATGGCAGATATGCTATACCTCAACTCGCTTTAAAATATAATCACGCTAGCAAGATTTGGCCCGACGATGACGGACCTTATGGTTGGGGATTGATGTACTATCGAGCTGATGACACAAACAATGCCGATGATGCCGGTCTGGGTTACATGAGATTTGAGACCATGGGTTATCCTGTTAACGGTGCGATCCAGATTCAGAAAATTCATACCATGCCACCTGATAACACTGCAAGTAGTAGTAATATTGCTATACTTGAAGGTAATGCATGGTCTGGTACTGCGTGTGCAGCCTATGCCATGACTTCAGCAGTAACATTTGAGGTTCAGAGTGCCGATAATAATGGATATAAAGACATTGTACCTGTGTCAGATTCTTTTATTAATGCAAATGATACTGTAATTTTAAATTTAAATCTAGATGCTACTGGTGTAACTCCAGACATTTATGGAGCTGACACCGGAACAACTAACCGCATTGATGTTGATGCCAAGGGCAGAATTACCAATGTTGTC